TCGCCAGGCACGGCAGTGAACTCGACATTGACAACAACTTCACACCGAATCGAGGTGGTGGATGAAGCACCCTCCACAAAGATTTGGGGAATGGTCCAATTGTCAAGATCAACCGCAATTGTCGAATCAATCAGCTGGAAATTCCGAGAACGCGTGTCCGTAGGCTTGGACTGCCAGTAGAAATCCATACCGGGGGAAATAGCTTGCTCAAAGCGATTTTGAGCTACTGCATTGGGACCAGAAACATCATCGGTAGGGTCATCGGCCGTAATAGTACGGACGACAATAATACCAGAAGAAGTCAAAGGTGGACCAATGGAGTAAATACGAACACCCCAGGAAGTGATACGGTAGGATTTCACCTGGTCAGCAGCAAGGGCAGCATACTCGGAAAAAACCTCAGTCGTGTCAGACCAGGAGGTGATGGGCAACTGATAATTTGCCGTATAGACTGGCTTATAAAACGGAGTCTTCAATCGGGGAAGAAACATCAAACCGCCACGGTAATATCCAGAGACGACAGAGTCCTCACCCATAGTTATCGCGTGAAAATAGCGCATCCGATACGGAATTGTCTTTGCGTTGCTACCATCATGGTACTTCTGGGGACCTTGAGTAGACCAGGGATTAGAAAATGCAAGGACTTGGTTAACCAAAGCAGGAGAACCACCAGGACCCTTGGAACGAGTAGATCGTTTCTGGTTCACAGGCGGCGTCTGCTGCTTATTAGAAGCACGACGAGCACGAGCTCGACGACGTCGAGCACGCTGAGCAGGAGTAGCCATAATACAAAAATGTTTGTGTATGGGAAAAGTTTTGTTTGTTTTAAATGTTTTTGAAAAAAGAGTTCCAGTAGCAACTCAGATCAGAAAAGTTTTATTGGGCAGACGTTTAAGATCACCCAATTCATACACGAGTTTCATAAACAAAATCGAGCGTATGCAGACGCTCAATTGCTGAATCCGTCATGTACTCTATCATATCTACACCCTGACCTACCGCCCACTCTTGAAAACAGCGAATCAAGTGTCTTATGTCTTTGTTATAAAAATGTTCAATGATTACCGACTGGCTCATTAAACACAAATCAAACAAAGAACTGCACCTATTCACCGCCATAGTAGCAAGAGCACGCTTTGGATCAGGTATGGAAATATAGTAAAGTCCCTTCTTCTCAAAACGATGCTGACAAAAAGACACCGTACCTAAGTCCGTTAAACGCCCACCATCATAGGCCAGACCAAGTTCGGATGAGTACTTTTGGAACATGTCGGGGGAGAAGTTTGTGCACGTACTGTACACAAAATCATCTCCCTCGACCATGCTACGAATTTCGTCATCGGATGCAGTTGGATAAGCTCTATAAAAGCAATAACGCAGAACGAACATAGATAAGATGCTATTGTCAATCTTCGTGTTGTAACCACCACTAGGATTACAGCCAAATAACTGAAAAATGTAGCCTTGCGGAGAATGCACCCTGGGACTAAGAAGAATCCTAGTAACAGTAGCACTCAACTCGCAAGTCTCCAACAATTCATTACGAAGGCCGTAAACTAGCTGGCGCAACAGTTGCCGCTGCTTAGAGTCAAATTTATGGGCATCACCCTCACCAAATCGATCATGAACCGAAAGATATTCTACTAGCCGATCTGCCCCTCCCCTCAAAAAGGTTCCTCCCATGCAACCCTCAAAGAATGTGGAGTTGAATTTATCATTCCAACGTCCATAGACCATAACAGTTGCAATTAGGAAGGAAAG